TTAACTCTTGCTTTTTCACCACCACTTAAAGCTAGTATTTCAATATCTTTTCCATTATCGGTAATAACAACATTTAATTTGTCACTAGCACTTATTTTGAAACCAATTTGAAACCTGCCATCACTTAGATCAATCAAATATTTATTTGTAATTTCTTCTAAGTCTTTTACTAAACTTTCAATTTTATAAGCTACTAAACCTGTTGTTGAAAATGTTTTTGTTAAAACATTTAAAATACTCATTCTTTCACTTAATTCATGCAATTTACCACTGTAAACTTCTAACTCTTGATTCATTTCAATCAATTGTTTTGATACTAAGTCTACTTTTGTATTGTGTGCAGTTACTTCTTTATTGTGTTGCTCTGCTTCTGTAATTTTACGTTTTGTTGAGCTAATACTACTTTGTAATTCTGTAAATTGTTGTTGTAATGTTTGTTTATCTAGTAATGTTTCTGGCAGTTTTGTATCAATTAAAGTATGATACTTTTCCCAGTCTTCTTGTGCTTTTTGTGCTTCTTGCCAAGCAGTTTTTTGATATTTAATATTGTTAATTCTTGTAGTATACATTGAAGATGCATACTCAGCTTTTTCAGCTTCACTTTGTTTTTCTGTTATTAATTCCGTGACTTTAGCTTCGTTAATATCACTTAAACAAGTAGGACAAGTTCCGCGCAAAGTTTTCATTTTTTTAACAAAACTTTGCGAATCACTAATTGTTTTAGATAGTTTTGCTACTTCTGCTTGATAGCTTTCTACACCTTCTTCTGGTTTTTCAGGAATTGGTAATAATTTTATTTTTGATTGTAGTTGTTTATAAGTATTATTCTGCGAAATCTTTTTATTAGTAGACTCAATACTATTAATGCTAGAGTCTAGTGCTGAAGCTTCTGTTATTAAACTTGTATCTAATTCAGGTGCAACAACAGGTTCTTTTAAAGTTAAATCAGTTTTTTCATACTTGTTTAACCAGCTTGAAACAGTATTAACTTGAGATTGTACTGCAGCAATATCTTTGGTTAATTGAACAGAAACTTCTTTAAAAACTTCAGCAGCACGTGTATATTTACCTAAATTTAAAATTTCAATTAAAAACTTTTTACGAGCAGTATCAGGAGCCGTTAAAAATTCTAGACTTGAAGCATTTGATTGATAAACAATCTGTGCAAAACTTTTGTGATCAAAACCTAGTATATCTTCAATTATTTTATAAGTAGCTGTGGCTGTGTGAGCACTAATGTCTACTGCGTTTTTAAATAACTTAACTGTTTGTGCAGTACCGCGCGTAGATTTAATTGTATAGTCTACGCCATCACGATTAAAATCTAGTTCAATTGTATACGACTTGTCTTTTACATAACGGTTAAGAATGTCTGCTTTTTTAATGCCTTTGGAATTTTTATTAAATAATACTTCTTCTAGTATAAGTGCAATTGAACTTTTTCCATGCCCATTACGACCTACTAATTGTGTTAGTGGAGCGGCAACAAAATCAATTTGATTGTCTTTTCCGTAGCTAAAGGCGTTAGCCCATCGTAGTTGTTTTATAGTTATCATTAACAGCAAATCTCTTTTTTAGTTCTGGTAATCCGCCTATGTACTCACCACCAATAAATATTTGTGGCACTGAACGAGCGTTAGGTACTTTTTCAATTAAATCTTTTTTAGTATATGTACCAGCACCAACTACGAACTCTTCAACTTCAATAGCATAAGAGTTTAATAAACGTTTAGCTTCTTGGCAAGCTGGGCAATTTGGTTGTGACCATACTTCAGCTTTATTCGGATTCAATTTTGTCTGCATAGTTTTGAAATTCCTTTAATACGTTTTCAATAGTAGTGTCTGGTAACTCTAGGATGTACGCAAGATACTCACGAATCTCTTCCGACATAGACATTTCTTTGTCTAAGATTAGTGCTGAATCTGTATCACGTTTAATAACTTTACGATCAATTAATTCTGAATCTTCTAATTCACCAAGTTCTTGCATATCACCTTCAACTTGATAAATTGTGTGATCGTAGTCAGTTGGTGGTTTAGGGTCGTGTACAGCTACTGTACGGCGAATTAATTGTGGCAGTTGTAGTTTACGCCACTCATGTGTTAGTGTAACACTATCTAGTATTACTACACCAGTGTCTACATTATGACGATGAAAACTAGTAGTAACGGGACTACCTGGATAAATAATATTTTTCTGAGAGTTTTCATAGCTGTGTAAGTCACCTGCTAACACTACTTTCCAACAAGCAAATAGTTCTAAATCTAATTCAGGTTTTACGTGCGGCGGGATCTCTCCGCGTGCATGAGTAAAGCAAATATCTCCACACACTAAGTGTGGTGCTTTTTCGAATTCTTTTAATTTGTTGTAAGGAATAAAATCCATGTTTTCTAGTGAGTAGAAATCGTCAATAATTTCTACTTTGGAATTTAATCGATTGGTAACTTGTTTTAGGTTAGTAAGGAAAGTTGTATCCTTTTTAACTGCTTCGTGATTTCCAGCGTAAATAATAGTGGGAATCTTGCAACTATTAACCAAATCAAAATAAGTTTCTAGTTCTTCCATGTTAGGAAGTTTGTCAAAAATATCACCACCAATTACAAAAAGATCACACTCTGACTGCAATTCATTTAATTGCTGCCACAACATATCAAACCTATTTTTGGCCCACGAAACGGGCACATTCTTCTGACCCAATTTAATATGGACGTCAGCAGTAAATAATACTTTCATATTGCCTTATGAGACAGAAAAGCCCGTTAAACATTTTAGTTTAGCGGGCTTTTTGATTTAACCTAATTCTTTGACTGCTTCTTGCTCTGAAGACTCGCCGTCTTCATCTTGCTGTGTAGTAATTTTTTCCAGCAAGGCTTTTACATCTGCTTCTGTGGGACGAGCAAATTTCTCGTCAATAGATTTAGCAGCATCAGCCATAGCACGCTCTTCGTCAGTTAATGGGCGAGGTTTGCAACGCAAAACCTGCAGCGTGTATTCAACATTAAAAGGCAGTGGGCCAGTTTTAACACGTTTAAATACAACATCCCAACCTGTGTCATAATCAGTAGGGTCACCTAAATCTTCAGCTGCTGTAACGATTTGCTCAAACAACTTCTTTTTCAAGTTAAGTGCAACAACTTTTTGCGATTTAGGGTCAATACAGTTTACAGAATAGCTCCAAGAGCACTTGGCTTCTGGGAAATATTCAGTAACATGGTCTTTTTCAATGTTATCAAACTTTTCTTTTTCACGGCTAAACGCCAAACATTCAACTGGAATATCTTTATTGTTAGTGCCTTTAAGCCAATAAATATATCGTGGGAGAACTCCGCCAATTAAGCGAACTGTATTTTCGCCGTCTTTGTATTCGTAAGATTCGACTTTGTTTGATTGTGCTTTACCTTTGGTATTTTTAAAGCTAAGTGCCATTTTTATTTTTCCTCGTATTTGAAGTGAATTTTGTTTTCTGTTATTTTTAGTAGCGGGTTTGATTTTATTGCGTTTAAGTCAATATCTGAATAAAAAGATAGGTCTAGATATGTATAACCGTAGTATTTATATATGGCGTAATTTCTACGCCCCGCTAACCTTATATATTGTGCCTTGTGTACAATATCTGTGTTAGTATCAGTAAATAACCGCGCAGGGTTTATTAGAAAACTATTGCCGTTTAAGTTAAAAATCGGTTTGATTTTACTGTATTGGTTTTTAGGAATAGATTTTCTAATAAAATGCAATCTTAAAGTTTCAACTATTTTTACGGAGTCGCATTGTGTTTTGGACTCAAGCAGTTCAAGGTTGAAGAAAAGGGTCATATACTAAAACTTAATAACTATTATATCATTTTGGATGTTATGTGACAAGTTTAATTTTTTATACCGTTTCAACTTCCCAGCCTTTACGTAAATATAACCCCAGTCTGTCGTTATTCTGTTTTTTATCAGCATAGCCAGCAAATTGAATATCTACTACTAGTGGATTTCTTTTGTCCTCATAAGGTCTCATAATACGTCCTACAATTTGTTCTAGTAAACTATCGTTTGACATAGGTACTGCTAAAATTACACAACTTAATACATTTATTGAGATTCCTTCTGCAAAAATTTGCCTGCTTCCAGCAACACACAATTTTTCTTTATTAAGTAGTTGTTGTTTTGCTTGCTGTCGTTCTTCAAAACTTGTGCTACCAGTAACCAACAAACATGTTTCACCAATGTATTCCTTAACTTTTTCTAAAAATTCGACTCTGTCTGCTACTATTAATACTGAATGACCATTTTCAATATGCATTTTAGCAATATGACTAATAAATTTTCTATAATTATCTTTTTGAGTTAGATCGTTAATTTTTTCAACCCAAGTAATTCCTGGTTTTAAAGTAATATTACTTTTTACTAAATGCACTTTTGGAACTAATGTATTTGCTTGCGGTGGTTTATATACTATATCGCCAAAATAATCTTTGAATAATATATGTTTTCCATCTTTACGAATCATTGTTCCACTAAGAGCAATTCGGTAACGGGCATGAAATGAATCTAATGTTTGCGCAAATGTACTAGCAGGACAATGGTGTGCCTCGTCTAATATAATTGTACCAAATTCTTTTGATAATTGTTCTAAATTAGGTATAATTGACTGTATATTTCCTACTACAATTGCGTGATCTTCAATATCAAACTTACCGCTACCAATAATACCAGGTGTCATGTCAAAAAGAACTTCAATTTCTTCAATCCATTGATCACGCAATGCAGTAGTATGTGTAATAACTAAAGTTTTTTGTTCTAATTTTTTTGCAATATGCAAAGCAGTAAATGTTTTTCCCCATCCTACTAAAGCATTAATAAAGCAGGTATCTGTTACGTCATTGTATACAATTTGTTGATCTGGCCTTAATCCAAATTTAGTTTTTGGAAAAGGAACTGGAACTAAAACACGTTTATCAATAATTTCATAGCCTTCAGGAATTAAATCTATACGACCTTGCGGAATAGACAGAATACCTTTAATTAACGACTTGTAATTTTTAATTGTTTCTACACTAGCAAATTTTTTTGATCCAGTATCTTTGTGTATTTTATAAGTAAGTGATCTAATTACGTGTTTAGTGTGTTCTACACCTGGATTATCCATGTATATTCTGTTTGATATAACTGCTTTAGGCATTAAACTAGTCTCCAAGTATCTTTTTGTGGATGTTCATAGTACCCGTAAAATAAGTATCCATTATCCATATATAAAACTCCTGCATATTGGTGATAGCTTTCTGGTTGAACCATAGTTTTGAATCTATGGGACACACCTTCTAATTCTAATACACACCCTATGCCATCCGCAGGTAACACTTTAGTAATCTTCTTTGTTGTCAGTTTGGCGCGTGTAGTTTTTTTGTGTTGAAAAACCTGTCCGTGGCTATCAATAAACCAAGTTGTTGATTTTGCTAACTTAATAATATCTACAAGAAAGTATACTGCTGAACTTATAGGAAACAACGTTGCTTTACCTTGCAAAGCGAGTCTTCGTAAACCCAAAGTGGGTTTATCAATAGACTTATCGTCTACAAACCTATAATTTGTTGTGTGTTCAGCAGTATCCTTATCACTATATTCTGATTTATAGTATAATATGCTGCCATCTTGTTCAGGCTGTTTTTCACCCAGCCTGAACACGGGAAATACTATTTCCTGTAGTTTCATAGTACTCCTCCCATGCACCAAAACTGTAGTCATTTCCAATATCTTGGTCAACCCCAATAGGGAATCCAGGAATACTACAACCCCAGTCTTGTTGAGTGTTGCGCTTTAGTATTTCACAATACTGTTCTACGTGTTCTTCTTTAACCAATGCCACAATCGAGTCGTGTACAAGCATAAATATTTTAGCGTCAATATTGGCTTTAGTAACATCATTAGCAGTGCCCATAGCGCCAAGCAAGTTAACGTCACTAGCAAGAGACTGAACTTCAGCATTGATGCCACTACGTACTTCATGAGCCGCAATACCTTTGTCACTAGAAAATACATTAGGAAGACGACGCTTTCTGCCAAAATAGCTATAAGTATAACCATTTTGTTCAATAAAGCTTTTGCGCGTATCCAGCCAGTTTTTAAGTTTACTAAATTTCTTAAAATAAGATTTAATATCATCTCTGGCTCTTTCTACTGGATATTCTTCTCCAGTGGCTTTTGACACAGTTTGCGAAACTTTATTAGCACCTGATCCGTACAAGATACCAAAACTAATAGCTTTAGCACTTTGACGCATACTTCCGTACTTCTTTTTAACGTCTTCAACATTACATGGTAAATCAAACACCATCTTAGCAATAGTTGAGTGAAAATCACCACCACTAGAAAATACTTCTTGTAACTTTTTGTCGCCTGATAACACAGCAGCATAATACATTTCTGCTGTAGTCAAGTCTTGCGATACAATTTTGTAGCCTTGTGGAGCTTTGATACAACCTTTGATAATAGGATTGTCGCGAGGTATTTGCTGAGCATTGAACTTGCCAGAACTACTAAGCCTACCGCTAGTAGTAAATATAAGATTAAAATTTGTACGAATACGACCATCACGATCAAGTTCTGGTAGAATCTTTGAAATATAGGTGTTTTGGATTTTTCCAAGTTGTCGTACTTTTAAAATTGCTGCAGGAAGCGGGTGTTCTTCTGATAGTTGTTCTAATACTTCGGCATCGGTTGACACTGCACCTGTGGCTGTTTTCTTTCCAGTGGGATTAAGCCCAAGGTAGTCAAATAACACAACACGAAGTTGCATTACTGAATTAGGATTAAAAATCTTACCAGTATCTT